GCCAGCTTATAAGCCGACACAACCTACGGGAACCACCTCGGTGGAACCCACAGCCCGTGAAAACGGGCACCTTCAGGCACGTGTGCCTTTGGATTCTCACACCCTCAATTCGGGGTGCGTTTCTAAGAAACACCGTCATCGCGCCGAAGCACGCGCTGGTGTCGTAACGCCCAACTCTCTTCAAATACTTGGCATTGCCATGTCGAAGAGTTACTCGCGACCGGAACTCTGTTCAGAATTCTGTCGCGCGTGGGTGGCTACTGCGGTCGCGGCTGGCAGCAATCTTCGTGCTACCGGCCGCTTCCGACGTCGAAGAGTCTCTAACATGTCAACATTTTGGCATGAAAGTTTCTCTTCCATCTCCTCTGACCCCCACTCGTTCTTTAAAAAGATCAAGTTGGGCTGCGTTTCTTTGAGGAAGGCTTGGTGCGAAGGGACCGATCAACACGTGCACTCACGCGCGATGTGGCCGAAGTTCCTTCGCTACCCGGGTTCGACGCTCCAATGGAGCTATCTAGCCCGTGCCCTCCCGAAGCCAGCTACTACTGACTTTCCGAACGCAGTGTCGGAGCAGAATGAGCGGCTTTCCCGACCATCGACTCTTGTCGATTGTTCAGGTTTTGCCACTTTCCTTCGGCAGGTCGTTGGCGAACTAGAACGGGGAATCCCGTCTATTGCTTCGCCTTCGTCCTGTCTCCAGAAATCCCGGAAAGAAGGCGGGCGGATGGCGCTATACTCTGAGGAGTTAAATCGCCGCCGCCTCGCGATGGTGTCACCTGGGTACGGAGCCGGTCCTGCGAGTCGAACGACCGCGCCGGTCTTTATGCCCCATATGGTCAAACACCATCTTCTTGACACGCCATACGAACTCACATCGGAGTCGTTGGTGGTCCCGGAATACGGCTGGAAAGTCCGGATCGTCTCGCGTTCTGATGGATTTAGGATCCTTCAATCGGACGCGTGGCGGTCTCCTCTTTTGTCCCGTCTCGCGCGTTTGCGCGCGATCGGACTCCCTCTGTCGGGAGAAGAGGACTTCCTTCCTTTGAAGACGGACTGGAGGCAGCCCGCCTTTGTTTTCTCCGCTGATCTCAGCTCGGCGACTGATCTGATAGACCAGGCCTTGCTCAAAGAGGTGACCGATTATCTCGGCATACCTCTTGATTTGGTCAGCGGGGGAACCATCGACGGTGTTCAAGTCGTACGTGGCACGCTCATGGGCATTCCAATGTCCTGGCCTTGCCTGTCCCTGATTCACTACTACGTCTGTAGAGCGATAGGGGCCCCGAAAGATTCTTTCTATCTCAAGGGTGACGACTTGATCGCATACTGGACCGCTCCCCTCATCCGTCGTTATAAACGGCAGATTGAGAAGCTGTCCGGCATGCAGGTCAACGATGCGAAGTCCTTCTTGGGGCGTCGCAAAGGCTTCTTCTGTGAAAAGGCTTACATCCTCATGGAGGACGGGCTTCACATAGAACGAACCTTCCTCTCGTCTCGATGCCTCGCCCATGGCGAAGATCGTTTCAGAGAGAGTCAGTTGGCCCTCCAACCCCTCACACCCGTTGGGATGTCTCTCGCGCCCTATCTGGCACGACAAATCCCACGTGTGCGTTCGCATCAGCGCGTATTCAAGATCCTGAGGACCTTACATCCGCGTTCCTTCTCTGATGCAAAGCGGGTTGGCAATCTCGCCTTCCTGCCGGTTTCTGCCGGTGGATTGGGCTTGATTCCTCCTCGTCCTGACTGGAGATTGGACGGACTTCATCACGTCCTCTCTTCCTATCATGACTTGGACCCTGTCGCTTCAAAGTATTTGTCCTTTGGTAGTTACTACCACTCGGACTCTTTGGAACGGCACGTCGCTGATCGCCTTGCCCAGGTCATTCCAATGGAATTGACTCGCGACATGGTTATCACCGACAAGGAGAGACGTCTACTATCTCTTGCACGTACTCGTGCAGTTTTCGTAGCCATGGGGGAGGGCTGCACTTACAGCGCGGCCACCCCACGTTCTCTCAGGAATCACGTCTCCCGGGTCTTCAAGTTGATCCGGAAGGACTTCGATTCCCCCTCTCCTCGTCTCACCTGGACTTATGAGTCTGCCATGAGGCTGTTCACAAGGACCAGGAGAGGTGTCTCTGAGGCCGGGTTGGGGCCAAGACTCTTCCGCATTTGCGGGAGGCTCGGTATCCCAGCCGACTGGCTCGAAGACGGCAATCCGGAAATCCCGGAAGGTTCCCTCGTCAACTAGACGGGGTGGGTTTCCCA